CAAAGAGTACATATGCTGACAATTCAGGACAAGCTGGAATGGCAAGTCGTCCAGTAAAGTTCTCAGGTTCTACTGAATCAATGCCAACTGGTCCAAAAGGCCCAAGCAACGCATACTCAAAAGGCGAAGGTCAAGTTAAAGATGCTAATAACTGGAAAAACGCCCCAGCACAAAGAAAACAAGATTTAATGGCTGCACCTAAGCCAACTACAACTCAAGCTGCTGGTACTAATACCAAAAGCCCAGTAGCTGAATCACGCAAGCGTAAATAAGAATTCTATTAGACCATGGCTTTGTATCTAAAAGAACACTTGACATTCGACCGCGCTAGTATGGTGGTCGAATCTGTCAAGGAAGATGGAGACAAAAAATCTCTTTATATGAAGGGGATTTTCATTCAGGGCGGGGTTAAAAATGCCAATGAGCGCATTTACCCCGTATCTGAAATTGAGTCAGCGGTTAGCACATTAAATCAACAAATTAGCGAAGGCTATTCAGTTCTAGGTGAAGTAGATCACCCAGATGATTTAAAAATCAATTTAGATCGCGTTTCACATATGATTACTCAAATGTGGATGGACGGTGCTAATGGATTCGGCAAACTAAAAATTTTACCAACTCCAATGGGGCAGTTAGTCGCTACCATGTTGGAGAGTGGTGTAAAACTTGGCGTATCTAGTCGTGGTAGCGGAAACGTAAACGATATGGATGGCAAAGTAAGTGACTTTGAAATTGTCACTGTGGATATCGTCGCACAGCCAAGCGCACCAAATGCTTATCCAAAAGCAATTTATGAAGGCATGATGAATATGCGTCATGGTCATAAAATGTTGGATATAGCCAAGGGCGCTCAAGGCGACAGAAAAGTACAGAGATACCTAAAAGACGAAGTGGTTCGTCTTATTAAGGACCTCAAGATTAACAAAGGGGAATAAAGCATGTTTGATGCTATAAAGCCACTACTTGAAAGCGGAATCATCAATGAAGAAACTAGCCAAGCTATCAGCGAAGCATGGGAATCTAAATTGGTAGAAGCTCGTGAACAGGTACGCGCAGAATTAAGAGAAGAATTCGCACAACGCTACGAGCATGATCGTAGTGTTATGGTGGAAGCCCTTGACAAAATGATTACAGAAGGTCTAACAACTGAGATTCAAGAATTTCAAGTTGAAAGACAAGCAATGAACGAAGACCGTGTGAAAGCACAAGTAAAATTACGCGAAAGCGCAACAAAGTTCAATGATTTCATGGTTACTAAACTAGCTGAAGAAATCAAAGAGTTACGTTCTGATCGTAAGATTCAAAAAGAAAGTCAACAAAAGCTAGAGCAATTTATTGTTCACGCTCTTGCCCGCGAAATTAAAGAATTCGCACAAGACAAGCGAGCAGTTGTTGAAGCTAAGGTCAAGTTAGTAGCTGAAGGTCGCAAACAATTAGAATCACTAAAAGCTCGTTTTGTAGCTGAAAGTGCAAAAAGATTGAATGCTGCTGTAACAAGTCAACTAAAGGGTGAGTTAGGACAGTTGAGAGAAGATATTAAAGTTGCAAAAGAAAACAACTTTGGTCGTCGTCTATTTGAAGCATTTGCAGGTGAATTTTCAGTTACTCATTTGAGTGAGAAAGCTGAAACTCGCAAAATAATGCAACAGCTAGCGCAGAAAGATCGTCAACTAGCCGAAGCCATCAAGTCAGCTAAAGATTCACAAAAGCTGATTGAAACAAAAGAACGTGAAGTTCGCATTATCAAAGAAAGCAATGTCCGTGAAAAGACAATGGCTGAATTGTTAGGTTCATTAAATGATGAAAAAGCAAGTGTAATGCAAAACTTACTAGAAAGCGTGCCAACAACAAAATTGAAAGCCACTTTCGACAAATATCTACCAGCAGTTCTAAACACAGGAGCTGAAAAGAAGTCTAAAGCTATTATCAGTGAGAGCGTGGTAGAAGTAACTGGGGATAAAGCTGCCAAACAGGAAGTTGAAGTCGAAGGACGTGATAACGTCATAGATATCAAACGCCTAGCAGGGCTTTAATTTACGACATAATATTTAGGAGAAACATAAAATGTCAAAAGTACTATTAGAAAGCCGTTGGGGAGAGACCAAAGAGGCCCTGTTAGAAGGCTTAAAAGGAACTCGCCGTTCAACAATGGGTGTTATTTTAGAAAACACCAAAAAACAACTACTTGCTGAAAGTTCAGCCGGTACAACTACAGCTGGTAACATCGCTACACTAAACCGTGTGATTCTACCAGTTATCCGTCGTGTTATGCCAACCGTTATCGCTAACGAATTGGTTGGCGTTCAGCCAATGACAGGACCAGTTGGTCAGATTCATACTCTTCGTGTTCGTTATGCTCAGAATTTAATCGACAATTCAGCAGCACAAACATCAGTAACAGCTGGTCAAGAAGCTCTAAGCCCATTCTTAATCGCTCAAGCGTATTCACGCCAGCCATCTGACAACGCTACTGCAACTGGTTACACAGGTAACAATACTGCTGTTCTAGAAGGTAACGGTGGTCGTCAGATTTCAGTACAAATTCTACGTCAAGCTGTCGAAGCTAAGTCACGCAAGCTACAAGCTCGTTGGACATTCGAAGCTGCACAAGATGCTCAGTCACAACACGGTATCGACGTTGAAGCAGAAATCATGGCTGCTCTAGCTCAAGAAATTACTGCTGAAATTGACCAAGAGATTCTTCTATCTCTAGCTACTCTAGCTTCAACTGAGTACACATATAACCAAGCTACTGTATCAGGTACAGCTACATACGTTGGTGACGAACATGCTGCTCTAGCAGTTCTAATCAATCGTGTTGCTAACCTAATCGCACAGCGTACTCGTCGCGGTGCAGGTAATTGGGCCGTTGTTTCACCAGCTTCACTAACTGTTCTACAAAGTGCTACAACATCAGCATTTGCTCGTACAACAGAAGGTACATTCGAAGCTCCAACAAACACCAAGTTCGTTGGTACACTAAACGGTGCAATGCGTGTATTCGTTAACTCTTACGCTCCTGACACACAGCCAGTACTAGTTGGTTACAAGGGTTCATCAGAGACAGATGCGGCAGCTTTCTATTGCCCATATATTCCTCTAATGAGCAGTGGAGTTGTTCTAGATCCATCAACATTCGAACCAGTAGTTAGCTTTATGACTCGTTACGGGTATATCGAGCTAACCAACACCGCAAGTTCGTTTGGGAATGCCGCGGATTACGTTGGAGAGATAGCAGTTCAGAACCTTACTTTTCAATGAAATCAATCACTTACGCGATATTACGAAAGTAAAATCTCAACAGGAAAGGGAACTTCGGTTCCCTTTTTTGTATCTAAAATTAGTAGGACGTGATATTATGTATAAATAATATTATGTTCACAAATAAATTCTATTCCAAAGTATACTTCTCAACTATTGAGAAAGCGGTGCAGCGAGGTTGGAAAAAAGCTCGCGGTAGAGAACGCCATCATATTATTCCCCAATCATTGGGAGGTAGTAATGATAAAACTAATCTAGTGTATTTGTCTTGTCGTGAACACTTTCTATGCCATTGGTTATTAGTAAAAATGACTGAAGGTGAAAACTATCATAAGATGGTGTATGCGCTAATGGGGATGAGGGCAGAAAACACCCACCAAGAAAGATATCATACTATTTTTACAGCAAGGGTCTATGAAAAATATAGAATTGAACACGCTGAATATCATTCTAACTTAATGAAGTCAAAAAATTTAGTTCCTTGGAATAAAGGTGGAGTAGAGATAACAGATGAACATAGAGCAAATCTTATACAAGCAGCTAGAACTAGAAACATAGATCCAATAAAACAGGCAGAAGGGCAGAGAAAAAGAGTAGAAAAGATTTTAGGACAAAAACGAAGTGATGAAACAAAAAAACTAATGTCTATTGCTAAAAAAGGTAAACTAAAAGGCCCAATGAGCGAAGAAGAAAAACTAAAACGATCACTAACACAAAAAGGTATACCTAAAATTAAAACACACGGAGTTAATGTAGCAAACGCAGTAAAAGGAAATATCTCTATCAATAAAGACAATATAGAGAAGAAAGTAAAGAAAGACACGCTACAAGGTTATCTAGACCAAGGTTGGCAACTAGGTGGAAGAAAAAGAAATTTAGTATGATTAAATATGGCACGGAGACAACTGTAAAAAGCGTTGAGTTAAAGCTATAATTTATCGATTTACTATAAATATAAACACATAACAGGATTTTAAACATGCCAATCATATTTGATAACATAACACTAAACAATATCAGTATTCAAAGTGTAATTGCACCAACAACAGGTGCTCAAGCATATACTACACCTGGAACATATACTTTTACAGTGCCTGCCGGTATAACTAGTATCTCAGTACTATGTATAGGCGGAGGGGGTCGTGGCGCCGATCCC